GGGGGTCGCTCGCTTTCGCGAGGCTTATCTTTCGATAAGTAATGGTTAGCATTAGCTACCATTGGGTCTTGCTCCATTTTAAAGGAACTAGATCTATGCGCGACTTAAACAGCCGTACGGCGACCTATTGTTACTCTCGTACTACCAAATATGGGAGTAGACAGTATTGTCGTGAGGCATACGCATCCAGTAGTGGCAGAGCTAATTTAAAACACTCTGATCACTTTCGGCCTACATACTACGGTGCCTTTCGCATGAGGACTCAAACTAACAATTTTGAGTTACATCATCCGGCGGGCTATACCATGAGTGGTAAACGTGGTATGGGTCGGACACTATCTACCGATGGGCTTGCTTATGCAGGCTTATCAACATTTAGTGCCAATTCTGGGCGGCTTCCTGATTTTCCTCATTCCGAATGGAATGCGGCCGGTCAGGCAGCTATTAGTGCGATTGGCGAAACATCTGTCAATCTAGCTAATAATGCCGGTGAAATAAGACAAACAGCAGGGATGCTTCGAGAACGGGCCATGAAATTAGTGCATTTCTTACGTGCATTAGCTCTTGGCCAGTATCGAAGGGCAGCCCTGTTAATCGGTCTTAATCGTATGCCCAGCTCGGCCCGATCCAAAACTCTAGCCAATCTTTGGTTAGAGTACTCATTTGGATGGAAGCCGTTAATCACAGACATTCTCGGAGCGCATGAAGCTGTGCTTAAAGCGCTTGAGAAGAAATCCCGAGGAGAACAAACGTTTTCGAGCATCTATAAGGTGCCCTATTCGTTTCCTTGGTCAACAGTCTATGATTATGCTGGTTCTGTAAATCAGTCCATATTGACCCAAATTAGCTATAAATATGTTAATGATGGTCTTTTTGGTAAGAACACCTTAGGTTTAACAAATCCGTTAAGCTTAGCGTGGGAACTGATGCCCTACTCGTTCGTAGTCGATTGGCTAGTGAACGTGTCGAGTTTTTTACAGAATTTGACTGTTCCGCATGCTCTTGCCTTTGGTGCTGGTTTTCAAACAGCCATATCCGAAGGTAATTACACTGTCACAGAAGTAGGTTTCGCACCTACATACTCTGGCAGCCGTCCGTCATGGACAGTGCAGAACTTTGCAATGGAACGTCGCATTCTTGGCGATTTTCCAGTGCCCCATAGTCCAATAATAAAGTTGGACTATAACTTTACGAAAATGATCCATACTTTGGCTCTTCTCGTACAACGACAGAAAAGGTGACAATCATGTCAGACTTTACTACTCTGGTCTTAGATGACCGTCAAGCCACCCCAATCAGCCACTCTTTTGTACCGGTTTCTCGTGAAAACGGTATTGCGGAGTGGTCTGAGACGGATGGGACTCCTCTCGGTGACAACAAAGTCACCGCGAGTGTTCGTCGTGCCGCGAACGATAAAATCAAATCGCGGTTCAAGCTGGTAATCCCCGTTACTGCTGTTGAAACAGTAAATGGGATTGCTCTGACTAAAGTGGTGCGTGTCGGCTATGCTGACATTTCATTCACTTTTGACTCATCTTCCACTCAGGAAGAACGGGATGATCTTGTGGGAATGACCGCTGACGCTTTGTCAGTTGCCAATCCACAACTTCATAACCTCTTTGTGAACCTTCAATCAGTCTATTGACCCATCCTTCACCGAAAGGTGATTGGATGGCAATAAGCTGTTTGATTGCGTTCTTGTTACTGTGTTTTGTGGCCATTTTGGCCATGAATTTACTGTTGGTAAGAGATCCTACACTTGGATCTGCACCATCAATCAGTTCACAAGAACTAAAACCTCCTTCGCGTGGTTCGCTTCATAGCGAAATTACACGGGAGGGCGGTCTTTTTCACTTGGATATCTTTCGTAGAAAGATTCCCGATTAAATCATCCATAAGGAGATCTAATATGAGTTGTCAGAAGAAGTTCAAGAGGAAAACCTCTGTTAACTTCCTTCCAGCAGGTCTAGCTAAAACTTTTCAGACTGACCTTACCTCATTAGTTCGAGGTTTAGCGATTACTGAAGGTTTTAAAGGCAGTTACCTAGGGGATGAGTACTTATCCAAGTACTTAGACCCACAGGGTAAAATAACTGCTTTAGACCGACGAACGGCTGCCATTAAGAAATGGCATGCCAACGAGGAGAAAAACGAACGTACTAATGCGCACCTTCTTTTAGTAGAAGATACTAATTTCGGTTGGTCTACTTCAATGAGAATTGAAAGTAAGGCAAAAGAAATTATAGCAAAAGTGCTAGGAGTCTTCGATATAGATGAGATACTAACTTTAGTACCTCATTCAAACGGAGCCTCCACTCGTGTTTCGCGTGGTGCTAATGCATCACTCCTCAAACTTGCTGGCAAAGCACACTGTTCCACTAGAGCTCTACCTTACTGGAATTCTTTAACAGTTGACACTGTTTTAGAAGACCAAGAAGTAGAACTAATGGAAGAGAGTGTGCTCTTCACAGTTCCAAAGAAGACTGAGATTGATCGTGTGGCTTGTAAAGAGCCCGAGATCAACATGATCCTTCAAAGAAGTGTCGGTATGTATATCCGACGAAAGTTAAAGAAAGTTGGTATTGATCTTCGTGATCAAACCAACAATCAGAAACTTGCCAAAATAGCCCTTAAATCAGGTCTTGCGACCATAGATTTAAGCGCTGCCAGTGATTCAATAACTACACAATGTGTGTTGCGATTGTTACCACTGGATTTTTATTGGCTTCTTGATGAAATCCGTGTCCATTCAACTGTTGTTGATGGTAATCCTACTGAACTTAATATGTTTAGTTCAATGGGAAACGGCTTCACCTTCGAACTTGAATCCCTGCTGTTTTACGCTTTAACGCGTGCCACAGCTTGGGCTTCGAGATCAAAGGGGATCATCTCTGTTTATGGTGATGATATCATATGTCCATCTGAAATGGTTGGTCAACTAAAGACAGTTTTTAGTTTTTATGGTTTTACCATAAATTCCAAAAAGTCTCATTGGTCAGGTCCTTTCAGAGAGTCATGTGGTAAACATTACCATAACTCTTTGGATGTCACCCCGTTCTATTTACGGGCTCCTATACGTCAGAAAACTGACGTAATTCGATTTTTGAACCATTTATTAAAATGGGATGGGCGTGATTTCGGGTGTTTTACAACACGAGAAATTGCTACCTTCCATAAAAAATGGTCAAAAATTATTCCTAGATCGCTTCATGGGGGTGTAAACCCAAATGACGATACGGCTCTTGTTACACACGATATTCCTTGTAAAAGGATTTTGCGTGTGACAAAAGCTATAGACACCACTAACTCGCCCGAGATAGTTTGGTGGCTATTAGGAAAGGAGGCTTCTAAGAGTTATAACCTTCGATTAATTTCTGATACATATGAGATTTATACATCTCTATATGACCGAAATTTCGATTGGTTTATTGACCCTTTGAAGTGTGATCCAACTCTACCTACTTCACGGTATATCACCGTAAGTAATAAAAGTTGGCCAGAAGCAGTGCGCTATGATCCATACTTAATCATGAGTATGGATTGAGCAGCATAACCCGGTACCCAAAATAGGACCGGTCCGATGTATTATTGACATCGGTGGGAGGCTACCCGAGAGGGAAAAGAACAAAGACACCTTGGGCGAATTCTTTGGTGTACTACGTTCTTGCGCATCAGCGCAGGAACGTGCAATTGCACG